GGCCGGTGGTCTTATGCAACTCGTAGCTTACGGCGCCCAGGATGTCTACCTTACCGGTAACCCTGAGGTGACCTTCTTCCAGGCCAAATACAAGCGCCACACTAACTTCGCGATGGAGAACATCGAGCAGACCGTCAACGGTACTGCCGCCAACTCCGGTCGCGTGTCCGTCACCGTCGCCCGTAACGGTGATCTGGTCGGTGACATGTACATTGAACTCAAGGCCAAGGCTGGCATGGATGAGGCCCAGGCTGCCTGGATCGCCGAGCGTGGTATCAACAACGTCGAACTGTCCATTGGTGGGCAAAGGATCGACAAGCACTACCAGAAGTGGTGGCGTCTGTACACCGAGCTTTACTTGGATGACTCCAAGAAGGCTACTTACGGTAAGATGACCTCCGGTATCGCGGCCAAGACCGTCTACCTCCCCCTCTTCTTCTTCTTCAACCGCAACCCCGGTTTGTACTTGCCTTTGATCGCCCTGCAGTACCACGAGGTCCGCCTCGACTGCGATCTGTCGTCGACTTTCGACAGCTGGCTCGACACCGGTGTCTTCAAGATGTGGGCCAACTACATCTACCTGGACACCGAGGAGCGTCGCCGCTTCGCCCAAAAGGGTCACGAATACCTGATCGAACAGGTTCAGCACACCGGTACCGACACCGTCGACACCGATGCCACCAAGCAGGTCCGCCTGTCGTACAACCACCCCGTCAAGGAGCTGGTGTGGTGCTTCTCTAACGTTGCCACCAACGGTAACTCCATGTGGAACTTCACCTCCGAGTCTTGCGACAACGATGTCAAGCTTCACACTGGTCTTGCCGGGACCACCGCCTCCAACTCCTATGTGTCCCTCTCCACTTATGGTTCCCCCATGCTTGGTACTGGTACCGAGATGGGTGGTACCGCGATCTTCACCGAAGATGCCATTGGTCCCCTCTCCAGCTTCAAGCTCATCCTTAACGGCCAAGACCGTTTCAAGGAGCAGAAGGGTAAGTACTTCAACCAAGTGCAAGCCTTCAACCATCACTCCGGTTCCCCCTACGCCGGTGTGTACTCGTACTCTTTCGCGCTCAAGCCCGAAGAGCACCAGCCTACCGGTACCTGCAACTTCTCGCGCATCGATAACGCGCAAGTCGCTGTCACCATGGGTACCGCCCAAGGCGCTACCAACATGCACATGTTCGCCACTAACTACAACGTCCTCCGCATTCAAAGCGGCATGGGCGGTTTGGCTTTCAGCAACTAAGTATCAAATATTCGTTTGATAGTAAAAAATATATAAAACAATCATTTTTAAATTGCACGATTAATGCTATTTAAAAACGAAATTACATACTCAAATAGTATGTCTGCCCTTACCACTTGTCATATTAAGTCCCCCCTCACACCACGAACTCGTCTTATCAAGAAGAAGTCTCGTGTAGCCGTCCGCGCAAATTATAAAATCACCCTCATTACACCCGGTGGTGATGAAACATTTGAATGTGATGATGAAACGTACATTCTAGATGCAGCGGAAAAAGAGGGTATCGACCTCCCCTATTCATGTCGCGCTGGCGCCTGTTCCACGTGTGTTGGACGTTTAGTGTGGGGTCAAGTAAGCCAGGAAGACCAATCCTTTCTTGATGAACATCAAGTGATGAGGGGTTATACCATGTTATGTGTGGCTTACCCGAAAGGTGACTGCAAACTTAAAATAGAAGTTGAAGATGAACTCTTCTAAAACCTAGCTTAAAAAAATAACTTAATTATACGAATATATGTTAGCTCTAAGTCAAACTTCCGTGTGTTTTAGCTTCAGACGACAACGAACATATCGATCACGGAAAATAGTAAGGAATAAACCGTGTATGAAGAATGCCAATAGACTCGGATGTGCGATACGTCACAGACGTTGTAAAGGTTGCCCGTTTAATGACTTTTTCAAAGCTGAAAACATACTTAAATACACCCCTCCCGATATAGATAATGATTAAGAAATTGTTTGAATTAATATTTAAAGTGGATAAACCAAAATTAGGACGATGGAGTCTAAAATCGTGTAATGAATTGGCAGCTTCAATAAACTCTGTATATCAAAATAGGGATCATTGTGGTGATACCATTTGTAAAATTCCAAAAAAAGCTTCAGAATACCCCGACAAGACTAAATAATCATTTTTAAAATTTGTATCGAATACATTTTTTTAAAAAGGATTTGTTTTATTTTTTTTTAGATTGACGTCTCTTCCATAGTGTATATCCACCTGTACCCATTGAAGACATGCAACAACAACAACAGCAACACAGTAGCAAAATTATAATAAGCATCGTCGTTTCCTCACCACCCCCTCCATTCATGCCGTTCGTACACATTTTCGTAAATGTCTCATCTGTATTTAATGCAGCTTTTTCAGCGTTCGTTGCATTTGAGTTTAATTTTACATCCCTGCATACCCGTTTGGGTATTTTGTAATCTTTTGGTATCCTGGGTAAGGAAAGGATATACTCCTTCGTTAGTGGTATAGGTAACGATAGGGCTTTTGACACTATATCCATCATACTGTAGGTCAACAATTTTTATTGTTGTATGAGGTTATCTTCCCAATCCCAGAATACAAAGTCCCCGACGGGTATCTTGTGGTCGCTGGTGACTAAGCAGCATACAACATCGTCGATTTGAGTAGTGGCTTCAGCCTTTGAGAAGTTTGTAACTTGTTTGTATGTATCACCATCCTTGATATAATGGGATCCCGTTACGAGAATGTCACCGGGAAGTTTGTAATAGGTCTCACTTTCATTTTTAATTTGCATAGTGGCCTTAACAATGCTACCATTGATAAGGACGTCACCAAGTTCGAGATTCTTCATGGCACGTGTTTCACCATTTTGAAGTTTAATCAATGTTTCGGGGGAGAAACACCGTCGTCGCATCCGGCGTCCACGTCGTCCACGAGATTTCTTTTTACGGCTCATAAGGAAAGCTCCTGTTAAAAAGGTTAAGGGGTTTAAAAAAATAGAGGCGGCTGAAGAAGAAACCGAACAACAGCATGCGACGACACCCACATACATCATAGTGTTATCACCACCACCACTCGACATTTAGAATGAGTTGAGAGTTTTATTCCGGTTCCGGAGAGTCATTACTTTAGTGGTCTGTTGAACGTGATTTGGAACAAGGTTATCTTCCCAATCCCAGAATACAAAGTCCCCGACGGGTATCTTGTGGTCGCTGGTGACTAAGCAGCATACAACATCATCGATTTGAGTAGTGGCTTCAGCCTTGGAAAACTTACTGACATGCTTGTAAGTGCTACCATCCTTGACATAGTGAGATCCAGTCACTAGAATGTTTCCGGGAAGTTTGTAATAAGGATCATTTTGGTTCCTAATCTTCAATGTAGCTTCAACAATGCTACCATTGATGAGGACGTCACCAAGTTTGAGATTCTTCATGGGGCGTGTATCACCGTTTTGAAGCTTGACAGAAGTCTCGGGAGAGAAGCACCTGAATCGGCGTCTCATCCTTCGGAACAATTTCCTACCTCTCCTCGCCATTTTCCTACCCCTCCTACCAAACCTCCTGACTCGACGCCTTCTCCCGAATCTCTTGAACCTTCTCCTCACCCCCCTCTTCATCCTCCTCCTCTTCATCATCCGACGCGAGCGCGCAGCCCGTCGTCGTCTAGCAGCCATCATCCTCTTCCGAGCCCCCGCGGCCCGTCGTCGTCGAGAAGCTGCGGCCCGTCGTCGTGCGGCCATTTGTCTTCGTCGAGCCCCCGCGGCCCGTCGTCGAGCAGCCGAAGCCCGTTGTTGAGCGGCCCGTCGTTGAGAAGCACGCGCTCTCGCAGCTGCTGCACCACCCGACGAATCGAACGCCCCCTTGGGAGGCTGACGGGCGCTACGACGCCGTACGCGAACTGTGCGACCGGTGCCTGCCACGGTGTTTGTCTTTTTACCACCTAACATTGCAGCTATTTTGTCTTTCATTAGAAAGCCCCCCACTGATGAAGAAAGAGATGAACAGCAAGCGATGAGTAGTGGAAGCATCATTCCTGATCCCTCATTTTCAC